TGTAGTAAGTTTACAACTCTGTTCCACGTTAGAGGGTCATTCGGCTCAAATACGATAGCTCTAGTTGCAGCTAATACCATTTTGCGAATTACAATCATCATACGACGAACATTTACTCTATCAAGCGAACTAGGAGTTCTTTGAGCTGTTCTTTGTCCCCAGATACAAATTCCATCTTGTGCGAATTTAGCTATTGGGTTTACAGCATTTCCAGGTTGGTACATAGAGTCTCTATCACCCTGATTTAGAATAACTTCTACATCTGTAGGTTTAGTTAACCTTCCTCTAACTAGACCAGCTGGCGCGAACCAAGGGTCTGAGACAGAGTCGGTGTAGCACATCATTGATACTGCATATGCTGCAGGGTCTAGGAAAATATCAGTACTTGTTGCTGGATCGTACTGTTTTAGCCACGGCCAATATACAGCTGCGTAACTACTGTTAATAGCAGCAGTTCTGCCTGTGTACTGTCCGTTATGCCAGTTAATGGCAAGCTGGGCTGAAGACAATCCTTCTGGAGGGGATACAACAGCTAGGAAGTTTTGAGAAGCTTCAGCTATTGTAATCAAAGTATTTTGAATATTTTGTTCTGTAATTCCAGGGACACATGCCATTGAGATGTTGAGAGAATCATCATCTAATGCGTAGAGTCCAGACTTAAGAGTTTCAGAACCGATTAAAGCTGATTTTACAGTACCTGTAATAGAGGCAGCTCCAGCAGCGTCACCGTTATTACCTCCAGCTAATGAGTACGTTCCATCAACTAATTTCATAAATCTAGGAGATGCGCTAGTATCAAAATTACCATCTGCCAAAGTAGACGATACCATACCAGTTATACCTGCTTTCCAGGTTGTACCTGGAGTCCATACGTTATCGTATGCATTTGAGTCAGCTGACCTAAAGGAAGCTTTAATATACTCAGATACTGGATTAGTCTCTCCAATGTTAATAACATCTTCTGGGAATAGTGTGATAGTCCCATCTTTCTCCATGTTTACTTGCCATCCTTCGGCTACGGTTCCATCGTTTATAACATTTACAGAGAATGTTTTACCTGTGTGAGATTCAACTTCGACTTTCAATCCTTTATTTGTTGTACCATTTACAGTCGTAATAGTTGAAGCATTATATCCTTTACCTGTGTATAGGGATTCTACGAAGTATGAACCTCCACTTGTGGTGGTTACTGCGGTAGTTCCTGATGCGGTAACAGAGGCAGCTCCAACTGTGTTAACAACGCCTGAGCTATCTAAATATCCTAAGTGAGCTCCAATATCAGACGATACTGTTAGAGATGCATTTTTTCCAGCGTGGTTATTTATAAAGTACAAACTAGAAACACCGGTTCCGGATACTGCTGTCCAACCCCAAGAATTTGTTTCGATAGCGGCTTGAGCTGTTAATACATCTCCTGCAGGATCATCAGCTCCCGTAGTTACTGAAAGGATATACCCATCACCGTCAGTAGTATTAGAGGTTCCATCTTGGTCTGTTGAAGAGAAAGAGAACTTTACTGCAGTACTTGGTGGGATAGCAGAAACTTCTACAGCAGGACAAGATCCTAGCTCAATAGCGGCAGAGGCATCTGTAGCTGTTGTGCCATCTTCGGCACGTACATAGTATACTGCGTTTGTCTTTGATAATATTTCTAATGCAGCTAGGAGTCCTTGACCTCCATCAGTAGCATCAGTATCACCAAAAGTTTTTACTAGTTTAGAAGCACTTGTAATTAAAGTAGCTTTATTTGCAGGACCTTTAGAAGCAAATCCAACAATACCTGCAATAGATGAATTTACGGCAGGTGCGTATTCTGAGAAATCTTTCTCGATTACATAATTTCCAGGGCTTGAGTAGGTAGGCATGTTTAGTTAATTTTTTTTATTTTGAGGATCTTTCGACGGGCGAGTTCTACTACCGTTTCGGTAATAAAGCTCTCAGGCATAGTTACAGTTTCATGGCTCTTTAACCAGTAGTGGATATACTCTTTTCCATCGAAAAAAATTACTTCTCGACCTTGTTTAGTTAAGTTTTGAACTGTCTTCATTATTTAATACCTCTATGTTATTTATAGGAGATGGGTACCCAAATTACAAATTTTCATCGATTTTAACCTCATTATTATATTTCTCGATTTCTCCAGTAGATGTTACAAGGTATTTCGGGTAAGTGAGGTATGCTTCTGCAGTAATAATAATCATTTTTCGAATTACTCTATCTTCCTGATCAGCCACAGTTACTACGGAATTATCTGTGATTTGCTCTATAAATGCTTTAGTGGTAACTGTGTGAGATGTAGAGAAATCTAAAGAAGGGTTGAACAACTTGACTATAGTCTCTAATAATTGATTAACATCTTCTACATACTTAGCCCAAATATTTATCGAAAAGGATAAATTTATTGGTTTTGCTGATTGTGTGATTACACGTTGAGCTCTTTGAATTTTCTCATTCCATAATGTAGAAATTTCTATATGGTTAGAGGTTCTTCTGCGATCTACATCCTCATCAATATCATCTATGGATACTGTAATGACAGGAAGATTTATGTTTCTATCTTCTTTTAATTTCGCAATAGCTCTCTCGGGGTTTGAGAAAAAAGCGGTTACCTGTTGTACTTTATTCTCACCATCAATAAACTCAATATCTTTCATATTCTCTAATATGAATTTAGTATACTCTCTATAAAAATTAGATTTTTCAGGAGGTGATATTTTTTCAAACTCCTTAATTTTATTCCTAAAGTAGTCTAATCCTCTCATTAGCTTATTTGGCTATCTGCGATGTACTGATTTCCCAGTAAGTCTTTTGCGTCTCTTAAGATTTTAGCTGCGCATACTAAATGATATACTCCGTACGCTTCAAAGCTATCTTCCTGTACTTCAAATACTTCATAATATATATTCTGAAATCTTGGTTTAATTACGTCTCCAGAACCTAAAGGACGACCTAAAGCATGTTCAATAGTAGTTTTATTAAAAGTAAAAATTTGATCATTTGTAAGTTCAATACCAAATTCAGACATTTCTTCTTCCACAGGTTTTGGGTCGTAATGCCCATATACACTTATAGGTTTATGATATATTACCTTGCCTGAGTGTTCATCGTAGAGATGGTCGTAGTTCTCATCTCTAGTATACCTGAATAATAAAAGTTCAGATCCTGCTAACTGAATCATTTCGCCATCAATTGTATCAAATAATCTAGTGTCTGGATTACCCTTATCAAACATGTTTAACTCTCCGGAACTCTTAGAAAACATTTCCTCATCCGCAAATGAAACTTTTATCTCATGCGGAGAATTATATCTAAGATTTTTCCCGTTAGCCATTAAAATACAGTGAACGCAGCAGGTTCTTCAATTTCATATAGAAGTACTTCTTCTAAACGTGCCATCTCTTCAGAGCCTTGTTGGACTAGGTCTTGTCCGTTTAATTGCGCTCCCCCTCCAGGTGATGGTAAAGTAGTATATTTCCCTCTGATGCCTCCTAAAATTACCTGAGCGGCAGCTGTAGCAAATTTCTGAATCCAGTTGATATAGAACGGATGTAAGGTGTCGCTATTCAGGCTTCTAAACTGAACAATCACTTCTTCAGCTAGCTGGGGAATAGGATACACCATTATATAACGATTGTCAATAATATCGAAAGAGCCTTCCATGGAAAGAATCTTACGCATCTGTTCTAAGTGCATGGTCATTAAAAGGAAGTCTGTAACTTGAAAATCCTTAAAAAGGAAATTATCTTGAAAATACTTAATAAAGAAATCAAATTCTAGAGAGCCTTGTTGTTGAGCTACAGATAGAAGAGATTTCTTATAGACCACGTATTGTAAATTATTCATTACAAATCGTGGAAGTTCATATAAGTTCTGATTTATTTGAGTAGTAAAGGACATATAATTAGTACACCAAGCAGGAGCATGGTAATCTAATTTAGAAACAGCTTCATCAATTACTGTTAATATTTGATGATCTGTAAGTTCTACCCTAATAACAGGGGATCCTAAGCGAGATAATATAGAATCTTTAATACTTGAATAAAATCTACTAAACTCTAGAGAATCGGAAAAACGGCTACGATTTAAAGTATCGTAGTTAATATCTCCAAATGGGACATGTGCGCTAGCATCGCTACTTGACCCTACTTTAGAAGCGGTAGTGTTACCCCAACTAGTCTTCGGTCTTATCGGTGTTTGGGAGCTCATTAGTTTTTACGGGTTTTGGTTTAGGTGTAGATTTTTTCTTCGGAGGAATTGGTTTAGCTTTCTTTACTTCCATAGAGGTAAGTCCGAAGCCTTCTAAAGGTTCATTGCTTTGTACTTCTGCTCCAGGAGCTACAATTATTGTTTCGCCGTTTACCTGCGCAAAAATATTAGTGGTTGATGTATTTTTATATTTCATAGTATCCTCTCCATTATATAGCAAAAGAAGGAGGCTAGAAAGCCTCCTTCTTATTTAAAAACTATTATCTAGTTATTATGATGGTTGGTTGTCACCCGGGAAGGTTGATCCCATTGTACCGAACGGTGAAGTTAGGTAACGACTATCAGCGCCTACAAGACGGATGATACGGTACCAACGTGATGCTGGAGAGATAGCAGTCTTACCGTAGCGAGTAATCAAACCCTTACGTGGTTGGAAGCTATTAGGATCCACAACAGTTGGAAGCATTTGGACTGGAATATATGGTGAATATACATAGCCAGTTTCCATAGCATTTGAACCTTTGTAACCGATAAGGATTTCATCCTCCGGCCACATTGGATCTACATAAACATCGTACATGCCTGCCCACTTACCTTTGTACTGAATATTAGCACCAAGTTGACCGGCTTCATTTGAATCAATACCACCTTCAAGCTTAGCAGCTGATTGAAGCATCGCTGCAATGATTGGAGATGTGATAATGTAGTTACCTGCGCCGCGGAATGTAGTTTTGTAAATATCCTGAGCAGCAAAGTTAACTGCAGCTAGGAGATTCGAGTAAACCTCACCTACGTGACGTGGAGCTAGTGATAGAGCTGTTGTAGCAAAATCAACAAACGTTACATTTTTATTAGTACCTGCAGTTTCACCGGCACCCGCAGATGCAGTGAAATCATACTGGTAATCACCATTTTCGCCAGCTAGTGCTTTTGAAGGGAAGTTGTTAGAACCACCCATGTCCATTATACTACGATCAAATAGACCGGCATCTGAATCAACATCATAAGCAATTGAGCGAAGATCTTCAAGAATTTCACGGTCAATTTCAAGAGCAACTTCCTTACCTAGAAGGTCAGTTAGTTCACGCTCGAGATCGAGGTTGTGATAAGCTTTCAAATCTTGAGCAGCTTCAATTGTCCAAAGAGCACGGAACTTACGTGTCTTGGCAATTACAGCTTGTTGCTCGATATGGAAGCTAAGATCAGGAATT